ACCCCAACCACCACTCGTACCATTCCCAAATCCCCAGATAGTTCCATCTGACTTTATTCCAGCCACTGATAGGGAATTAGCCCTACATACAGCAGTCCATGTTGATGAAGTAATTTCTTGCTGAGGGGTTCTATTACCACCAGTTAAAGCTGCATTATTTCCAAAATTGCCACAACAGTTATGCCCCCAGCTCCAAACTTCACCGTTTGTTTTTAATGCGGTGGCGGTATTACCGCTATAATCAACTTTAGCCCAGTCGATAGAACCTGTATATTTTTTTATAGCACTACCGGTTGCAGCATTGAAATTTTCATTAGGCTGAGCATCAATGTTGTATCCGCTGTATCCGCCCCATACATATAATGATCCATCTGTTTTAACCCCACCACCTGAAAAAGAACCGCCATAACTTACTTGACACCAATTTGTACTCGATGAAACTTCTTGAACAGGAGACGAAATATTCGCAGGCCAAGTATAGACACCGTCTGGTACAGTATTATTATAATCACCTCCCATAACTAAAAGTGTAGAAGTTGATGTAGTTGGTAACGTAAACCATCCGAAACTGTTTGCCCAATATATTGTTTCTTCATCCGTAACATAATACAGATGACCAACTGATCCTGAAGCGGTCGGTAAACTGTTATATGTGCTAACGGTGTGTACAACTCCAGCTTTAATTTGCTTTAACATCTTTGAGTATTCGAGCAGCTCAATTTCAGTAGAAGCACTACTCATTTTATTCATTATTGTGAGTTCTATGTTATGAATGTTTGTGCTCATGATGGTGTATTAAAACCTTTAATAATTTGCTTAATAGCTAAAGTAGAACTTAATCCTGCAGTGGCCGTACACCAACTAGTTCCTAAGTTTTGTTCTTGGATCGGTGTACACGCGTTGGATGCTCTTTGTATATTTCCGTATTGTGCTTCACCCCACATCCACAAACTGCCATCAGTTTTAATTGCTGCTGTATGTTTTTTACCTACGTCTGTAAAGCACCAGTTTGTCGCAGAACAAAATTCCTGTTTAGCGGAGCAAACCGATCCAGAGCCAGATCCTATTGCTAACATTCCATAAGTATTATTTCCCCAGTTCCATAATGTTCCATCTGTTTTAATTGCGCTTTGGTTATTTGTGCCTGACCCTGAAGAAGATAGTTTACTCCAATTCGTAGCTGAACAAAATTCTTGCGTCGGTGATGATGCTGATACGCTATTAGCACACCCGGTTCCTAATGTTCCATATAGGTGTATTCCCATAGACCATAATGTACCATCAGTTTTTAAACCGGAAGTAAAAGCGTTTCCAGCACTAGCATAACACCAATTTGTACTTGATGTAATTTCTTGAACTGGTGAAGAATATTTACTAATCGCAGTTGAATTTATACCCAATACTCCTGCGCTATTATCCCCGCCCCAACTCCAAAACGTACCATCAGATTTGACACCGGCGCTGTGATTGCTTCCTATAGCAGTATTAATCCAATTAGTTGAAGAAGTAATCTCTTGAACTGGGGTGGTACAAGTAGTATAAAGATTTACTAAGTTGGTAGCGAGTTGCCCGTCATCATTATAGCCCCAACCCCACATGGTACCATCAGTCTTAATGCCATGGGCATGCCCATTCCCACCACCACCTTGACGTGCAAAACACCAGTTTGTGCTTGAATTCTGCTCTTGGATTGGAGAAGCAGACATGCCTGACCCATTAGGGACGTATCTGCCCCATCTCCAAAGGGTGCCGTCAGTCTTAATAGCTGAGGTTACGCAAGAAGCGTTTGTAATGAGGCACCAATTTGTTGCAGAACATTGTTCTCGAACTTCACTGCTCCATGCGTAACTAGGGCAAATTCCATTTCCTAAATTACCGCATGCGTCCCAACCCCAGCCAAAAAGTTGTCTTAATGCTACACGACAAGTGGTGTCATAACAATTTGACCACGAGTCCCCATCCGAATAACGATACGCACTAATATCAGTAACGTAAATCAGTCTTCCTTGGTTATCACTTGCGGAAGGCAATGCAGCAATGCACGCAACAGAATATGTTGAATTTTCAGTAAGTAGGCCTGACACTTGTGCAAGCTGACGGGTAGTAGCCGCACCAATAAGAGCGTTTGCATTTGCTTGAATACAAGAATTGCTTATGGGCATAATTTATAGACCTAGTAATGCAATTGTTCTTGCGTACTCGTCTGCCCCGCCGACACCGGCCCATGCCGATCCATCATACGCTTCTAACGCTGAATCTGTACTGCTAAATCTTATCATACCAGCCGCAGCGGTTATTGTGTCCCGTTCCGCAGAGGTACCAACTGGAAGCTTAAGGGCTCCAGTCCCAGCCAGAGAGACGAAAGCCGTCTCGTCATTAATGATGGTAGTGCCTTGAATCTTAATCGCCATCTTCGCGTCCTTTCTTTATTGGATACTCGGCTAACGATACTATTTATAATCTTTTTGTTTTTACCTTTTCAACAATATCAGGTATTGTGTCTTCATCTATTGTTTTAAATTTTAGATCATATAGTTTCGGTGGTTCAAATTGTTCTTCCCACTCTTTATTTCCACTATCCTTTTTCGTATCCAGCCATATAACAACATCAGGATTTAAAATATCCCTACTGTCTTCAAGAGGACAACTCATATCAATAATAATGTTATCTGAACGGTTCTTTCTAGCTATCTCTAGAACCCTATACGTGTGTCTGGATTGGCCATCAATACTGTAATCTATATCCTTTGCTTTAACTCTTTCTTCTTCTGAGTTAATATACAGGCTCTCTGGTAAAGCTTCTTGAAGCTGTTTTGCCAGATCAGTTTTACCTTGACCTGGGCGCCCCATTATAAGAATACGAAGAGACCGATCTGCAATAAGACGATAATATTGAACTAATTTACCTTCATCAAGAGAATGGAACATCCATGGTCTAAAGAACACACCTTGGTTTTCCTCTAACACAACGTTAGTTTCAATATTCCATTCCATAAGATTTCGATAATTGTATTCGTATCCGTCTAGTGCTGACTTTGAGTCTACTTCTCCGCTTTCTCCAATACCATCTTTTAAATGATGAAACATGTTAAATGTAGTTTTTTCAAGAGCAATAACAAAGCACCATTCATCAAGAGTTTCAAAATCCTCAAAGTGAACAAATTGTTTTGGCCTACGGAATAATCCAGATCTATTTTGATCTATAATAATTTTTTCGCCAAGGACTCGACTAAATACAGGCTCGAGTCCGCGTTGTATCATATTAAACCCTTGTATTTCATATCCATAGCTTTTTTCTGTATAACTAAGATCTCCTACAATGTATTTAAATTTTCTAGCTTCTTCTTCAGAATAAAACCCATCAGCGTGGATCAGTTTCACCATCGTCCTGTTCGACATCTTCTATACACTCCTTCATTATTTCTTCTGCAATTGATTTATAAACTGTTCCTATAGGACCGTCTTTATCTTTTAAAGTAATCGGCATACCATTATCGGAATCTATTCGTATAGATGTATTTAATGGTATTCGTCCGATTACTGTTGCGTCGTATTCTTCTTCTAGTTTTTTTGCACCGTCTTCACCAAAGATATGATCCATATGACCACAGTTGCTACAAATGTGAACACTCATATTTTCTACAATACCTAAAATATTAATATCCTTTGAACGGAATATATCTATACCTTTTTTGCAATCAATCAATGCAACATCTTGTGGTGTTGTTACGATTAAAACTTTTGCGTTAGGTACTTTATCACACATTGCAATTTGAATGTCGCCGGTGCCCGGTGGCATATCTACAATAAGATAATCTACTTCTCCCCAATTTGTTTCAAATAGCATTTGCTGTAAAACCATTGCAGCCATAGGACCGCGCCAAGACAAAGCTTGTCCTTGTTTTACTCTACTTGCAATTGAGGTGATTTTAATATTATAAGAATTAAACGGTTCTATCCAGGATCCATTTTCAGATATGGTAATAGGAGAGCCGTCTTCTAATCCGAACATCATAAATTGGCTCGGACCATAAATGTCCGCGTCAAGCATTCCAACTTTATTACCTAAAAGAGAAAGAGAAGCTGCAATATTAGCAGCTGTGGTGGATTTGCCTACACCACCTTTTCCTGAAGAAACAAGGATAACGTTTTTTACGTTTTCCATCCCAAGTTTAGATTTGTATAGCATAATACTTTTCACTCCTTACATATTATAATAACACTATTATTTATTAAGTTGGAATGGTGAAGTCTAAACAATCGTTTGAAAAAATTCCATATAATCTTTTACAAGATACTCCGTACCGATTAAGATCAACGGCTTTCCAATTATTTGAAGCACCATACGAACCAAATGATAGATGCGCAAGGGTTGTTGTATCTTTACCTAGCTGTCCTACGTCGTTTGCACCAGATATCCACATAGTACCATTTGCTTTTATTGCTGCACCGTTGCTACCGCCAGTCATAATGTCAACCCAATCTGTACTACTAGAATATTCCTGCACTGGGCTAGATACGGCTACGGCCGGAATACATAGACATCCATCTCCTACCATACCACATTCGTTATATCCCCATCCCCACAAAGTATTATCTTCTTTAAGACCGTGTAAAGTTGAATTACCAACTGTAACTTTACACCAATTTGTACTCGATGAAACTTCTTGAACTGGAGATGAAACGTTAGTTATCGAGATTGGTGAGTTTGCGGCGCCACAACAATTTCTACCCCACGCCCAAAGAGTACCATCTTTTTTTACTCCTGCGTTTGCCCATTCGCTTTTAGAAACTTGACACCAATTTGTACTTGACGATGCTTCTCTAACAGGTGAAGAATGTGAACATGTAGGTTGCTGATTCGTTGCAATCTCGCCATTCATATTATATCCCCAGCCCCACATGGTACCGTCAGTTTTAATAGCATTGACGCTTGAAAATCCAATACAACCGGTTAACCAATTTTCACCTGTGGTAACTTCTCTAACTGGGCATACACAGCCGTCATCCGTTCCTGTTGATGAATTTATACCTAAAGCACCGTATTCATTTCTACCCCACATCCAAAGGCTGCCGTCAGCTTTTACGCCGCCACCTTCAAATGCACCTACCATTAAGTGGCACCAGTTTGTTGCATTCCAATATTCTGGTACTGGTGAATTTACATATCCAGCACAATTTGTGTTTCCAATACCTAGCGCACCAAATAAGTTATATCCCCATGTCCATAAAGTACCGTCTTCTTTAAGACCTGCTGTATGTATTCTGCCTTGTGATACTGATGCCCAATTTGTCGCGGAACAAAACTCTTGAACTAAAGATCTGGTGCTTCCTGCCTGACTTATCCCAATGCCCATTTCACCGGCTTGCCATTCTCCCATACCGCATAGCTCGGATCCAGTCGTTTTAAACCAATTTCGCGGTGCAAAAATTTCGTCTAAATCGTTTGTTGCTTTGTTAAAGTTTGATGATCCTGACATAGTTTATCCTTTGATAGCGAATGTTGCCCAAGCTCTTACTGATATATCACACCACGTTGTTAAACTATGGTATTCTTGTGTTGGTGAACATCCTCCTCCACTCATCGCATCGCCAAGCTCGCCTCTTAGTTGAAAATTGGTCCATCCCCAAAGTGTTCCATCCACTTTTAGTGCCATGTTGTGATAACACGCATCGGCCTTACACCATCCATAAGATTGCGAAAATTCTTGAACCGGCGACGAGAAACAGGTTGTTTGTGGCGCGGCTCCAACAACGAATCGAGTACCATTTATACCCCATCCCCAGAAAGAACCATCATTTTTTAAAGCAATAGTTGTGCCATTACCACCTGCTGAATAACACCAATCTGTTCCATTTGTAACTTCTTGAACAGGTGAAGATCTGTTTATATTATTATTATCACCAATCGCCCCGTTATCACCTTGACCCCACGCCCAAAGAGTACCGTCTGTTTTAATTGCAGAACTAGCATTTATTCTTGCTAGACTTACAAAACACCAATTAGAGCTCGTAGAAGATACTTGAACTGGTGTGAGTCGGCATGTGCCTGTAGAACAATTAATTGCCATATTTCCATAAGAACCGTTGCAACCCCATGTCCAAAGAGTGCCATTAGTTTTTACACCAAAGTTTGCTTGCCCACCGGCATTCGCCCCAATTGACATCCACGTTGAAGAAGTCACTTCACGTGTTGGTTTACTTACACTAGTTTGACTGTTATTTGCTAACCTGCCGCCGGTCCCAGCACCCCACAACCAAAGACTGCCGTCGGCTTTAAGTGCCGAAGTGTTAAAAGCAAGTGATATGATACAGTCCCAATTTGATGCCGAGCAGAATTCTTGAACTGGTGATGAAGTATTAATTACATTTGATGTACCAAGTTGACCGCAATTATTCTGACCCCACGCCCAAAGAGTACCATCTGTTTTAATTATGTTAACATGACAGGCACCAGCGGCAACTTTTGCCCATGAATTATTTTGCTCAGGACCTATTCTTGGTGAACACGTGGATGTTGCATATCTGCAGCTGTCTCCCCACCCTGTATCCCCTTGGTCTCCCATTACCCATAATGTATTTTTTGTTAAGGCTTCATGTCCTTCTTTGCTTAAATAAGCAGGATCTATTGTTCCGTCAAGTACACGCGCCTCTATATCATCTTGATCTACATAAATTTGACCAAGATCCGTGTTTTGTTCAAAAAAACATGTAAGAGTAACCATGTTTATTCTGTTCCTATTATTATAACATCAGGATTATTTCCATTACTAATTTGATAACTATGCCGTAGCTCAACGTCTTCAAGTGCTGCTGTATTTGCACAGGCGTCTATTTCTACAAACTTGTCACTTTCCCAGGAGAATACAGCTTTTACATGATCCTTTACGCCGTCTGCAATAGATTTAACTTCAGTTTTTGTAATGCTATTTCTAAACACGCCATCTTTAAACTTAAACGATATAGTTTCATCGTCAGCCATAGAGATATAATAAGATGAAAACACGTTACGATCATCTCTGCCTGTAGAAACTTTAACTTGTTCTAAATCACTAAACGTATGAACAATTCCACTTACTTCAGCTTCGTAACGATTTGTAGCCACAACTTGTTTTAAGTCACCTTTTATAAAATGAATATCACGTGTCTTTTTTGTATATTCACCGGTAATATTATCCGTGTTAATTGTCCAAGCTGGTCCTATTAATTGTTCAAACTTTTTATTAATAATAGGAGTTAAAGTACTTGTAACAGGAAGGAGTTTCCAATCATCTGTTGTAATTCCTTCAGTTGGAGCCGTGGGTGGTAAAGAAGCTGCGTCTAAACTATTCTTATTTAAATAGTCTAAAAAGAAACTCCTGTTCCAATCCCTTGGGCCAACTACAATTTTATTATTATGTATTAAACCAAACATTTTTATCTTCCTTCGTTAGACTATTCTTAATCCAATAGCGCCATAGGTTTTTCCTGAGTATTTATACCAATTTGTGGCAGAATAATATTCTTGTGTTGGGCTAGCACGGCTACAAGTTTGCCCATCTCCGATCGAGGCCGTACCTGTAATACCACCCCACGACCACAGAGTACCATCTGTTTTAATCGCGCCGCCGTGTACAACGCCACCATTGACTAAACACCAACTAGTATGAGAATTTATTTCCTGAACTGGTGAACAAGAATCAACGGAGCTAGGATTATATCTACCCCATCCCCAAAGTGTTCCGTCTGTCTTAAGAGCATATGTACCGTATAATGTAGAAGATACATCACACCAATTTGCGGCGGAACAAATTTCTTGTACTGGGCTAGAACGCGCAATAGGTAAGCATAAACCAATACCAAAGTACAATCCACAACCGCATCCCCATGTCCAGATGGATCCGTCAGTTTTAAGACCACTAACAAAACTACCCCATCCTGACGTGACGGTCCATGCCGAAGATGTATATTCTTGAACCGGTGATGAGTAATTGCCGCCAGTACTATTGAGTCCTAAAAACCCATTTGTTCCGTTACATCCCCATCCCCATAAAGTACTATCGGTTTTAATTCCAAACGAAGAAGAGTCTGTCCTGTGTACATAACACCATTCCGAAGATGTATATTCTTGCACTGCCGAGCAATTCGTTCCTACAGAATTATTAGCAAATTCACCTGTTGCCCCACGACCCCATGACCACAAGGATCCATCTGCCTTAATTGCATGTGTTGTTAGCCACCCATTTTGAGACGATGTACACCAATCCGTTGAAGAACAAAATTCTTGAACTGGTGAAGAATGATTTACTGTTGTCCCATCGCCAAGAACACCTTGTGCATTATGACCTGCAGACCACAGTGTACCATCGGTTTTAATTGCAGTGGTATGGCAACGATGGCCACTTACATGACACCAAACTGTGCTTGACGTAATTTCTTGAGTTGGGCAAGTTGTCTGTGCGGTAGGATCACCGCCACTACCAGCTGTGTTAATCATATTATCACCACAGCAATTCCAGCCCCACGCCCATAAGGTATTACATAATGAATCGGTTGCTAACCCAAGTTCATTATATTTAACGTACCTTTGATTTAGCGGTTTTGATTCACCTGTAATTTCGTCCGCTGCATAGTAATTACTGTCTACCATCTTCTAATTGTTGGGCAATAACACCATAGCTTTTAATACCGGTGTGTTTCCATGTAAATTCTGCGGTGTCAATAGATTTAAGTATATTAATAGAATTTTGGATAGGATTAATATTATCCTTTACTGTAATATCAGACAAAGAACCAAATTCTGTTGCGCTTAATCTTCCTGAGTTAGGATTGAAATATAGTTTTGATTCAGACGCTTTAATAGTTTGTAGTGATCCTGTATCACCTACAAATACTGGATAAAAGTTAGAGTTTGTAGTTGTGTCGTTTGCGGCTTGTAACTCATATGCAGAACCACCTCCGCCGCCATCACCACCTTGAAGACCTATGGAACCAGTGATACCTTGAATACCTTGAGGGCCTTGTGTACCTGAGGCGTCGGTACCATCAGTACCTTGGGTACCTTGAGATCCAATACCAGGTCCACCTTGAATACCTTGAATACCTTGAGCGCCAGATCCTCCATCAGTACCTTGAGATCCGATACCAGGTCCACCTTGAATACCTTGAATACCTTGGCTTCCAACAGTACCTGTAGTACCTTGAGATCCGATACCAGGTCCACCTTGAATACCCTGAATACCTTGCTCACCTGTAATACCTTGGAATCCTGCGCCCGGTCCGCCTTGAATACCTTGACGACCTTGAATACCCTGTTCACCAGTACCAGTAATACCTTGGATACCTTGACCGCCAACGAAACCGTCTGTACCTTGTATACCTTGTGTACCGGTTGCACCTTGTGTACCTGCACCTGTTGTACCCTGTGTACCGTTAGTACCTTGAATACCTTGTTCACCAGTACCAGTAATACCTTGGATACCTTGAATACCTTGGCCACCGATAAACCCGTCAGTACCTTGGATACCTTGGATGCCCTGACGGCCTTGAATACCTTGGATGCCTTGGATGCCTTGTGGTCCTGTTGTACCCTGAGTACCCTGTTCGCCAGTAATACCCTGAATACCTTGAATACCTTGAAACCCAGATCCTGTAATACCTTGAATACCCTGTCTACCTTGGGTACCTTGGATACCTTGAACACCTTGTTCACCAGTTATACCTTGTGATCCTGTTGTACCTTGTATAGCAGTACCTTGAGTACCTTGGACAGAAGTACCTTGAGTACCTTGAATACCTTGAACACCTTGCTGCCCACGGAAAGGACCTAAGTTAATCCAATCACCACTACCAACGTATGCCCACAATTCATCTAGGTTTTGGTCAACAATTGTATCACCAACAACAGCTGATGAAAAAATTGAAGATAAGTAATCGTCGAGATCACCAGAATCCGTATTTGCACTCGCATCTTCTATTTCACCAATAATACGAATAGCAGGTCCAAAGTTACCTTGGATACCCTGAACACCTTGGATACCTTGGATACCTTGACTTCCTTGAGTTCCTTGAATGCCTTGGCGACCTTGAGTACCTTGCGTACCAAAGGATCCTTGGATACCCTGAACACCTTGTGGACCTGGGCTAATTTGTACCCATTGTGCACCATCAGAATACCTAAGAAGTGCATCGTCAGAATAAACAACAGCTCCTTCGTATGGTACAGGATCTAATGAAATTGGTGTGGCTTGTGTAAAGCCTTGACCTATTATCGCAGATCTACCGCGAGCTGATTTAAGCGACATCATCCGTCTCCGCTTGCCCAACCGTGTACGATATTGTTACATCTACCGTATTATCTGTAGACGCTTTTACGTCTAAAGTATCCCCAGGTGCAATAAATTGACCATTAAGAGGAAGCGGTAACATATCATATGCTGGTACTGGTAATTCGTTTGCTACATAAAAATAAGTATTTGACTCTGCTCGATAAAGCCTAACGCTTACGTTTACAGTGTTTGTGTCTCTATTTGAAATTATTAAAGGACTAATAATTTCACCAACTCCTGGTACTGTTGTTCTACTTCCACCAAACACAAGCTCAGGAATAGAATAATTAGGTACTTCTATTATTGTAGCCCAGGCTGTATAAAGTGCAGTACTAAGACCTATAGGTTTTGCGTCAGGTGCCTGACTTGTTGTTATCGTTGTTGTCATATCTGTGCCCTACTATTAGATGCTCTTCTTGCTAATTTTCTAACTGATGATGTAAACGGTCTTCCTTCAATCCTACCGGTTCTACCATTAATTCTTAGACCTCTTGCGAAGTATTGGTTATTTAATTCGTCCGCGCCTGACCAACGAACTCTACCACCTGACTCTTGAAGAACGGATGTGGCTGCAGAAACCGCAGCACCAAGTCTTCTAAAGTTTAGTGGTAAGGCATTGACGTTAACACCAGCCGACGCTAGATTAAATTGGTGAGAAAGGCTTTCAACCAAGCTACCAAAATTTAATATTCTTGGGTTTCTTGTGCTGGCGATCAAAACATCGTCTATCAAACCATCAAGCATTGCTTGTTCACCGGATGTAAGGGTAAACTCTGATTTAATTTTATCTCTTATACGATCCCAAGAATTAGTAAATGCGTTGAGTAAGGAAACATCATTTTGTCCATCAGATGTCCATGCGCTGCCATTCCAATAGTATATTGTTCCGTCGTATAGATTAGTAGAACTTGAATACACTATGTATGCGTCATTTACGTTAACTGTAGATCCTACGGGTAGGTTTGTAGTTCCAGGTCCTGCTGCGCTTCCAATGTATTTTAAACCAACCGTAGTAGGATTAAATACTGAGAATACATGCTTACCTTCGTAGTTAAATAATGCTGCAGCAAATATTCGAGTACCTTGCTGTACACCTTCCCGGAAGTCATTAGTAATAGAAGTAATAAGATTGAGTGCATCACTTCTTGTAAGTGCTTCATCTAAGAAATCATATTCACTATTAATATATGCTATCACATCACCTTGTAAAAGGGTTTTATTCTCATCTATTACTTCACGACTATTTGTAAACCTTGTAGATACCCATGTTGTATCAGGCTCTTCTGCACCGGGCAATTCCTGAAGTGAGTTTTCCCTGACAACATCGGCAATGAAACTTGCGAGGGTAATACATTTAGCACCTTCAGTTGCAGTTGCAACGCCGCCAGTTGTATCTTGCCCAGTAAATGTACCTTGAACAATAGACGAACATACAGTACCAAGATAATCATAGGCAGATGCAGACGGTTCTCTTTGAGCAAGTGGCAGTTGAGATGACGTACCTTCAAAGTATGATTTCGCAACATCAATAGAAGCTATATTTGAGTTATAGTTTAAATCGTGGGCAAACCCATCTACAATATATCCTACGTCTCTTCTACACTTTGTTTCGTTATATGTTAAAGTCGGATAGTTTGTAGTAATGTAAGATATTACTGCATTCGTAATTAAAGCTTTATTTGCAAGTAAAAGCGTGCGAGCTTTATCAAAGTTTGTATTACCAGTACTTGAGAAAGTTAATGCATCAGCTACACCATCTCCAGGAGCAACAACCGAAGTTGTTCCGTTATTAAGGATGTCTATAATTTCATCAAATGATGCGTTTGTTCTAGTAACACTTTCTGAATTTGGAACAAGATCGGCAACCAATGATTTTAGATACGCTATAGAACCAGCTGTTTCTGTAAGTTGTTGGTCAACCACTACACTTGCGGTACCTCTTCTATAAGAAATACCGTTATAAACACCCCAGTAATTTGTACCAAGTACAAGATCGTTTCCTACACCGTCGAGTATTATACCAACGTCCCTGCTACATTTCGCAGAATTATAAGTTTGAAAACTTTGAGAAATTGATAAGTAATCCCATAAATCATCTATAACAACATTTGCACCTGCGACGACTGTATCTGCTAAAGTTACGTTCTTAACAAGAGTTGCAGTTGTTTCACGCGGATTAAATACTGGTGTAGATCCTTTTGCCCTCATTGAGATATCACCAAATTGTGTACCTGAGTTGTTGAGGGTAATTTGTCCGCCATTTAACGCATAGAATGCACATCTTGAAAAGATGGATAGTGAAGAGATACCATTAATACCTGCACCATTTTTTGCGACATATCCGAGACCGTTTTGAGTACGAGGCGTTGCACCAAAAGCTAATATGTATGGGAAGATAGAGTCTTGATCTACGAGTGCACGATCCGCTAAGATCATTCCGCCACCGCGCCCAACTTCTTTATTTGGAAAGTCTTCTTCACCTACCGCTGTAATTGTTGCAGTACCACCTGATGAAGATGTGATAAGAGCATTGGCTTCCAAGTCTCCAATATTATTACGAATATATATTGTACCTGAGCCTATTTCCGTAACCCTTGACACATAACCTGTTACACCATTATTTGCTTCAACGTAATCGCCTACTTCAAACGTGCCTGATACACCAGATACAGTAATTTCAAAACCAAGATCTTCAATGGTGCCACGACTGTTTAACGGATTAAGTAATGGCGGAATTTCTCTTTCAGAATAGTTTGAAATCTGGCTTGAGTCTCTTACATATGGCGATCTTGTAATTCTTGCGCCTGGTCTAAATGAATACGCAAAACCTTTTGTTGGATAATCAAAATTATCTACAACGCTGTTAAAATACGAAAATCCTTGTACATAACAACCTGATCCGAGAAGAATACAATTTTCATTTTCGTATCCTGGATTCATAACAATCGTTGTTGTGTATTGCCCAGATACTGATACCATAGAACAAAAATCTGGTAATGCAAGATTTCCGTTAGTATAATAAGTTCCTGGCATAACTGTTATATGAACTATTTGACGGTTTAGAACACCAGGTGCAATAGTCTTTGCTGCTTGCCTGGCCATTTCTACGGCCTTTTCAAGAGTTGCAAGTGGTTTCATATAGCTCCCAGGATCGTCGTCATTACCATCTGTACTTAGGTATATCTTTTTGGCTTTTTTGGAAGTTGTTGCAATCTCATTGTAGAGTTGCGAATAAGTCATTGATACGGTCTTATCCGTAGAAACGTCTTTTAAATAAAAATAATCAGTATCCGCAATCTTTGGCTCAAACGCAGTCGTTACGTTAATATTTGGATCTGTGATCGTAGTGTCTGTAATCGTTCCTGCAGAATACGTTGAATTTGTGATAGATGCGTTATCTATTGGGACATTTTTAATATAGTCCCCACCATCTATCTTAATATGGTCAAAAACTTCAAGTTCAATCGCATTAACAAGTTCCGACCGTGTAATATTCTTTGTGCCGTCTTCCCCTTGATCTAGGTTAACAGTTACAAATAAATCTTTTGACTTTGTGTTGCCGCCGGAAATTTTCCCGAGTTCTGAAATCTTTGACATTCTGTCATAATCCCTTTTTCTTATATTTATAAAAGCTTATTAACCGCTTTATGATGTAGATACAATAAAATATCCTTGATCTTTAGTATCTTTTTTAGAAAACACATATTTTAAATTGTTTTCTTCTACAGTATCAAATAATTCTTGTGATCCATTCCAATCTTCAAAGCTTCCACTAGACTCCGTTTGAGTATCTACTAAATTATCATTTGTATCATAATATTTTATTATCACAGGATTATCTGAACTATATATAGAATATGTTTTATATCCTGTAATATTTTTATCATCTAAATAATATCCTATTAATGAAAACTCAGTTTTAGCAAATCTTTGATCTTTATATATTCTTAATTGTGACGTACCTATACTTTCTAAATCAACATAAAGAGATCCAACCCAACCGTGCGGGGTTTCATAAAACTCTTCATCAAGTTCTACACCTATTAATTTTTCAAATGTCTTTTCATCTTCCTCAGATTGACGATGAAGCTGTAAACATACGGAATGAGTATCCTGTCTTCGACTAAATATGATTGATCTAATTTTTTCATGAGGAATTATTTTAAGAGCACTGTCTAAAGAAGAATAGTATCCGTTAAATATATTAAAATTTACATTAGACATCAGTTACAATCCATCCACTATTCGCGCCGCCACCATATGTTATACTTGTTGGGGTAAGTGTGAAATAAGATACGTAAGTTGTTACCCTTGCATCAAGATATGCCTGTGTACCACCGGACGAACTTGGTTGTGGCGGTCTAAATTGAAACTTTTTTCCTGGTAAGTTTGAAAATGTTAATGAAGAAATAATACCGTTTTGGCCTCTACCTCCTGCGTAATTTCCGCCGCCGAGACCGCCTCCACCACGACCTGCAATCACAGCATACTCTCCTGGTTGTATTATTGCGGTATCCGTATAAGTTGTTCCCCTACTACCTGGGCTACCAGCCCATCCTGCGTCGTCAGTTTTGATGATTCCGCCGAACCAGTTTAAGAAATAAGAATCAGCATCACCACCACCAGCGCCGCCTGCCGCACCCCAATTGCCCCAAACGGGTGGGCTGCCTGCGGTATTTCTTCCACCACCTACACCACCTGCACCAAACTCGGTACTTTCACCTGCAGCGCCTGCAGCCTCGCTACCACCTCCACCGTTTATACCACCTAAACCTCCGGCACCACGAGCACGTCCACCAACAGATTGAATAAAGTTTGCTTCTGGAATATCGCTATTAGCGCTACCAGTAATAATATCATCTCCGGCCGGTGAATTTATAAATGTATCATACGAACTTTTTGTCATTATTCCTGACGCAAGGCCAGTACCTTGACGAAAGCTGGCACCGCCATTACCATCATCAAATCCATTTCCTCCACAACCACCGCCACCGGTTATTGTAAATGTTATAGTTACTTCTGCGCTTAGGCCTCTAAAAGATCCAACTGAAATTGGTGATCCGCTAGACGGTATTTCTGTAATTGAGCTGTTTACCAATCCATTACCACGATAGTATTCACTAAGGGTGTGTGGTGTAGTTCCGCCGAACTCGTCTGCTATGTCTTGAAAACTTACTTGGCCTGTACTAACTGGCATTCTTTAAATCATCCAATTCAGTTTTTAAATCTTTAATTGCTTCTATTAATAAACCAACTACGTTTCCATAATGAACGGCTTTAATATCTTCATTGGTAGTAGGATCTTGTGTTTCGTATACTGCTTCAGGTAATACTTTCTCTAACTCCTGTGCAATTACTCCAGTCATTTTTCTATCATCATTAATAAAGTTAAATGTATAGCCACCTAGCTGTGATACCTTTTCAAGCGCATCAGGAATACGTTCAATATTTTCCTTACGGCGCATATCTGATATTGTAGCAAAAGCTGTAATATTACCAGATGCAAAAATGTTACCTTCCGATGCGGTTGAAGAGTTAATAATAAGTTTTGCCTTTGTTGGAGCAACGTTGCCATCATTGATTTGCATTTCTCCTTCAAGAAATGTAGTTTGTGTTGCCGGCACCGAGTTGCCCGCCGCGTTTGGATCCGTTGTGTTTGGATTATAACCAAGTTGGAACTGAATAAACGCTCTACCGTCTACAGAAATTCTTCCATAATTTGCAGCATTAGTTCCTGATTCTCCTGAACCGGAAGTCATATTTGTTTGACTAAACCAAGCGGTATTTGTACTTGGAAGATTAATATTTTGTATCCTAACGGCATTTAATTGGAGGAAATTTACAATGCTCGACGCCGCAACTGGTTGCCCAATAGAAATGGATCCTGTTGTAGAGTCATAAGTTACACCTTCACCTCCACTTAGTGCAAGTCTTGCCCTGTTGTTTGTAAAATATAAATTCGTAGTACCTTCAGATAAATCATCTGTATCTCTACCTGTCAGCGCTGCAACAGTACCTGCTTGTCCACTTACGTCACCGGTAACGTTTCCAATAAAACCGCCAGTACCTGCAGTAATGCTGCCTGCAGTAGTTAAATTACCTGTAGTAGTAAGCTCAAGTTTATTGTTCCCAGCACCGGTATTTAAAATAAAACTGTTATCTGTTATATTTGAAAATCCGGTTGTCCACACTACAGATCCTGACGAAAGAACAATTCTGGGGCCAGCCGTACTTGTATGTGTATGAACATTCTGTAAGGAAGAAGTTATATTTATTGGTGCCGAAACACTTATCTCCGTAGAACCATCTCTTGGTGATATGTTGTCAGCCCTAAATAAATCTTCAGCTATTACGGTGTTTGCGGTAAAGTCTCCGACCAAAGTTGCATTTCCCGTTGTGGTATCTCCAAGCGAAGATGCTGTCATGGCGTCAGAACCTATAATGTTTACAATTTCATTAGTTCTATCTAACCAAGTCTGAAAAGTTTGGGCGGTCGTAACCTGATTTATACCAGTCTTTGCCATATCTTAAATGCTTTCTATGCTGTCTAATTTTTTACAAACGGACGTAAGAACAACTTTTAATTCACTTACTTCTTTTGAAAGTTGATCTATTTTTCTCACTCTGTCTCTTTCTACTTTATATTTATTGAGCGCTGCAATGTTATCATTTACTAAAGCTTGTGATTCTTTTTGCCGTATCATGTTAATGCTATCCCTCTGTAATCAAGCAACCTTGGCGCTTTGTATATATTATCGGAATGCAATTCTATTTTAATTGCAAACCTTCTATAAGCTTCAAATGTTGCAATATCGTTTGTGTATGAAATGATACCGTTTGTTTTAGCTGAACTCGGTACGGCAAAAACAAACTCTCTAAAATCATTTAGATTGCTAACAGATGAGAACTGGTTTATACCTTGTGTAACTTCCAACTCAATCCAGCTATTTGTTTCAAAGGTTGCCGGGTCGTCCGCCGCCTGTGGTTTAATGAATACTTTAACGTTTGTGCCAACTGGCCTATATGCCGTGACAAATACTTGAAGATCTTCTGCATCCAAGTTTTCAACCAATTCAACCGTTTTAGATATATACTTTGACGTAGTTGCAGAAACGTTTGTGATGTCATATTGATATGCAAGAACGTTGGCAGTTTCAAGATCTATGAATGGTGAAGATGTAACGTTTCCACCATTTGTCATGGATACAGTAAACTTAAATCCTTTATCTCTCGTTACATCATTTGATTTACTAAACACAACCATACCTTTACGGCTGAACGTTGTATTTTCGCCAAACGCGAGTTCTTTGGTGTACGTGTTCGTTGTTACGGCAGGATCTACAAATTCACCGGACAGGCTTGGAGTTCTTGTTACACTATCGTTTGTCCTATTAATGAATGGCTGCATATAACTAAAGTTAACGTCATCTACCGTTGTGATTGCGGCGTTTGCAGTACTATCAAATCCGATAATGCTATTACCGGCTGCAAACTTTCTTGTTGCATTTGCAGACGATCCTTCGAGAATAAAGAAGTCTGGATAGTTTCTATCATAATGAACCAAATTACCAATAGTGATTGGAGTTGCATTGACGTTGTCAGTAAATGCGGAGGGTCTATCGGCAATCGCAACCGTTGAGTTTGAACTTATAACACTAAAGATTTGCTTATTTGTTGAACCATCATTGAGTAATACGAAATCACCAGCAGAATACGTTGAGGATACCGCTGTACCTGTAAGATGGGTATTGCCTGTTACGACACTTAATGTCGCACTTGTTGAAGCATCTTTTGTTTCCGTTTTATATACAATTTCACCACTATTAAATACTCCATTTGTTGAACCTATTGTTAAGAATTCATGATCGTCATTAATGAGTGTAACAGAACCAGCAGAAACGTTAAAGTTATGGCGATATAAATTAAACTTAATATCTTCATCTTGATATGAATACCAAGCAGCACCATTTGTTGACGTAAATAGAACACCGTCACCCCAGTCTTGTATTACACCGGATCCAAAGTTATCACCTGGGACAAGGTTTGTCCCGCCAACCTTTGAGGTAAAGATAAGATAATCCGGATCTGACCCGGCAGGCATAACAACGAATGCATATTCTTTTTCTACATCGAGCCTGATTGGTGCTTTAAAATTAATTGTTGTGGCGATAGATGCATCGTCAGAAGTACTTACTTGTGATGGTGTAAGTTGAACTTTTGAAAATGGAACAACATAGCTAGATGGGTATCCGTTAACCACTTCTCTTACTTCAACATTTACACCATTGATAGTACTTTTTCTTTTAAAGTATACATCAAGCTTTGATGCAAATATAGTATCTGATCCAAGGCCCATACCTTTCTTAATATAGAATGTTTGTGCAATTGGATCTTTACCACCAGTTCTTCTTGTTGTAGTCCTGTCCGTTACAGTACGAGTAGTAGTCATGCTTTCTGGTGTACGTGTTGTAGCAGTAAAAGATGATCTTTCTACAGAAAAGTTGTATGCTCGATATGTAACTTCGCCATAAGAAGTAGCCGAGGCGTCTATTGCGGAATATAAATTAACGTCTGTAATTTCTAGCCGTCTATCACCAACAAAGAATGTTTCGGCAGGTAACGAGAAGATCGCCCTGATAACACCATTCGCATCAGATGTAACTGTAGCACCAGCGGCGCCATATCTTTGTATTGAATCAGGATCATTGGTATTAGTACCAGGTGTGATATAATTATCTACAGTGGTTCCATCAAAATAGAAATAGTGTATCGTATTAGGTCGCAAGCCACCCATATAAATTCTTACGTCCCGTGCTCTCATATAAGGAAGGAACCTGCTGTTTGTAACAAAGTCACCAATCGGTGCTGAGTTTGTTACTTGACCGCTTGGCTCTAAGAAAGTAACCTGATCTGACCATCGTGTGATTTCGTTACCTCCTTGGTTTGTTGTACTAAATACAGAACTTTGCGAAGGATCAAATGAAGTCATTGGTTGGAATTCTTGAATTGCTGCCGCAAATTCTTGGAAAGGAGTTGTTAGATCTATATCTATATTAAGTGGATCGCCAACAGTATCAGGAGCATTATCATATTCTGGTGACAGAACTCCAACACCGCGATAGTTATAGAAATTACTTACACAGTTTCTAAATTCAGTTGCATACGGTTGTGAAATAATTGAAATATCAGTATTTCTTGAAAGAGTTGCAACTTTAGCATTCGCAGTTGAAGGGAATATACTTGCATTTGAAGAAGTATTATATTTAAGCTTTAATGGGTAAGTTTTAACAGCCGGTGTAAGAGATCTTTCGGCAAAGTCAATAGCCGCTTTATATTCAACGTCTTTGAGATTTGCAATACTCAAGTCGTTAAATGGATCTACTATAATACCATTCTTAAATCTTGTCAATCCATTTTCATCAGTAATATTTAAATTTTGTGTTTCAGACTCAAGGGCAGATAAAAGAACGTAATATTTTAATGCATCTACTTTTCTTTCGATGTTTTCAATATCTTTCATACGATAAGATTTGATACCTTTAGGAACTACTTTAACAGAATATCTTTCTTGATTTGTTGACTGCGCTTCTTCTGGGCTAAGAGCAGGATTGCCAGGAATAAAAATTTCTGCAATTTTAAACTGATCACCAGTAATTTTTTGTGGAATTGGATTTTCAGATTCTGCGCCTTTTACCAATTGGAAGTTACCATATGTATCAGCAGTAACAATATCAGTTCTACTTAAAAAGTATTCATAATCTATTTGCGCGTATTGGTTTAAGGCGGGAGTAAGTATATCATACGATGCGCTGAAGGAAGGTGCTAAATTTACACCAGTAGATGCGCTACTTACCGTAGGCGCAGTACCTGATGCGGCAGCGTTTGTATAATTTGCCCCACCAACAGGTTCAACGTACGGCCTAAAGTCAAGGCAGTCTCTAGGATTAAATGATTTTCCACCTTGAGATATAAACAAAGGAATTTTGTTCATTGCAACATCTGTTGGATAACTATCTACGGTAAAGAAATAATCACCGGTAGTATCGTTTAGTTTAAATGCATTCATACGAACTACCATTAAACCATCAGCAGGAACGGGTCGACCTGGTATATATTCTATATAAGAATGATCGTAATAATTATCTCTTTGGTTAGTTCTTAATCTAAAACTGTTTTTAACGTCTGCGCCACCTGAGTCGGTAATGGAAGTAATTTCATATACATCAGGAAACCCAAGATTATATTTCGTTGGGTTTGCAGCGTCAGCCGCGGCAAATGTGCATTTTACATATAAATCTGCTGAAGCCTTTGTAAAAGGTGTACCGTTCGTAATTCTTTTATTGTAGAAAACATCTGCAGCCGCGGTGGTGCTACTGTCAAGGGTAATTTGAAGGTCTGAGCCACTCAATCCAGCGCTTGACACATTTATCTTTAGATTATTATCATCAACATATAATATATCATCGTTTGTTAAATTAAAATCTTCACCGCTAGCAGGCGAAATAGTTACCGTGGTACCAGATTGTCCTGTTAAAGCTTTATGCGCTCTAACTGGTATTGACTGGTTACTTGTTGTTTTTATTCCAATTTGACCGGTATCAAAAATCATTGAACCGTTGCTTGCTTCCTGTATTGTTGAATTATTGGCAACATATAAGGCGCCATCAGATCCAACAATTCGTTCTACATCTTTAACTTTTGATCCTGGGATAAGTCTTACATCAAATATAAAGGCTTTGGTATCTGTTACGTTTCTCACACGAGCAGTACCTATTGTACTAACAGCTTCATCTTTTAACGTTACAGTAGAAAAATCGTTTATACTAACTACGCCAACCGGGCTTCCTGTGCTTGGTGCAATTATATCCAAATACGACCCGTAGTTAAATGATACCGCCTGGTTTGTTCTTTCGTCTATAGATGTATTCGCGATATCATCTACATCAATAAACAGCTCAGCTCGGTTTTCAACTCTATAACCTTTTACATAAGCAACGCCCTTACCAATGGCTGCTTTTAAACTACCATCTCTTCGTATAACTTTCGTATTCAAATCGCTTACAATATAATCACCAGATTCTTCAAATGTACGACGGGCCATTTCTTCGCCAAGGGCATGATACTCTGCCACATCACGTACAAGTATTGCATTGCCGTTAGCATATTTTTTAAGAGTAAAGAATGTGGTATCAGCGTCAGCTTCTGATGTTGGTTTAGTTGTAAGAACAGGAACGAGTTTAAGTCTATCAGCACCAGGTGCGTTTTGATTAGAAGAACCGTTGGCATTATCATATAATGATGAGTCTTGGAATGCGTTGACAACGTTCTCTTGAACTACGAACCCAACAGAAACATCATTAGGAACATTTGTATATTTTGATATGATTACAAGTTGTTCTTCAGCATACAGAAAATGACCTTTTTGGAATATGATACCAGGCGCGATACGAACTCCATATGACGTACCAACAGATCCAGAAAAGGTTGTGACGTTAATTGTTTCTGATAATGCCTCAGATTTATTTGTTGTTGAACCAACTTCATATTCACTAATTTTATATATGTTAATAAGTTCACCAGCCTGGAATGTTTTGTTTCCTGATGATGTATTTGTGTAATCAATATAAAAAGTATTTAGATCTGGATTTCGTGTTTCAAATCCACGGGTAGCTGCAACAACCCTTGCTGTCACTCCTGATACCGAGCCTCTAAGCTCGTACGAATTGTCTCGTTTATACGTTGCAGCTCCAACAGTTACTGTGTCTTTAAACCCGACGAGAGCTGTCGGATCAAACCCAACTTTATCGGTAACCTTCACGTATTTAAGGGTATCCAATTCTGTAAAGTTAACACCTTTAATGATGCTGCCTTCTTTAAAGATATGATCTCCAAATTGTTCTATCTGGTTTTGTAGAATAGTTTGAAGCTGAGTTAATTCTCTTGCCTGTACTGCGAACGAAGGTTTGAACAGAACTTTATAGAACTGTTTTTCTAAATCGTAATCATCAAAGTACGGATCAACATTTAAGTCTCTGTTAATGGGCATTTAGTGTGTTCCTTAAAATTCAAGAAGTATTTTGAACTGTTCTTTTGAGTTTGATGTTCTTGCAACAGCAACGAAATTGTTCATATATAAAACTTCGCCTGTTCTTTGGACATATGATGAAAGCGCAAATCCCGGGTAGGTTGAGGAGTCATAACCTGAAGGATATGCTGGTGAGTTATCTGTATTTATCACTAAAGTTTCGCTGTCCGGAGATAATAATGGTAAACTAATCTTAAGTGAAATATCACTAAAATCTGTATTGGCAACATCAGGGGCATCGTTTGGATATGGACCCATGTACTCGCAAAGATTTACTACATCTCCTGTGACCGAATGCACCTTTCCGGCGAATCTTGTTTTGTTATAAAAATCACTTGACGTATTCGCAGTTTCTACTTGGGTTATAACATCGTTTACAGATAGTGAATGGGCATCAAGTATGATTTCTATTCTATTATCAAATACGGATGGATTTGGAAATACTTTAAATTCTGGATTTTTGACAATACCAACACTCGCAAAATCATTTGATGTTGGTATAATATCATTATCAAAATTATCTAAACCAATAAATGTAATGGCATGCCTACTACCCAATTCGTCAACTAAATTTTCGCCATGACCGCCTTTTGGAGACAAAACTGGTTTTAAAGTGACTCTTGTATCTTGTGACGATATAGAGTCTGGATCAAATGCATATGGATCTGAAATAATAGCTGTTGCATCGGTATATCCTGATCCGCGGTTAATTACTCTTATGCTTGTAACTGAACCGTTTGTATCAATATTGGGTATCGCCGTTGCACCGGATCCGTTACCGGATATAATCACTTTAGGGGCTAATTGATAATTCGCGGAGTTTGTTAAAATACCGTCTGCTGGTGTACCTTCATTAAGAGTAATTACTCCTCTTGTATTTGTCCCGTCCCATACATATGTGTTTACAGTATAAATGTTTGACTCGCCAGTGGAGTTGTTTGTAACATAAAGATTATAACCTGAATAGTAATTTTCAATTTCAGAAAAAGCACCAGCAGGACCAGTAAGTGACACTGTATTTTCCGTTCCACGAAGAACTTGATATATTGAACCGGATACACTTTCGTATCCTTTATTTGTTTCTTGATTTAAAACAAATACTTGATCTATTGTGCTTGTTGAAGATGATGTTGGCGCTGCAGTATTTGCACTTGCAGTATTTGCACTTGTATCTTCAATAATTGGAATATAACCAATTGTGTTATACTTATCAAATTCAGTCTCACTTAATTCGTACATATACTTCCATACATATCCGTCAGGCATTTCGTATATTTGATTTGGTGTGGACGAGCTATAATTCGGTGGGTTTATAGATTGTGCACCATAATTATTGAATAAGCATTTATATATTCTATAGTCACCTGTTTGGTTATTTTCAGGATATACTACAGCATAGTATTGCAAGTCTGTTAAATCAGCGGTGTTATCGTATTGCGTATATACTTTATTAATTTCCCAAGGATAGTTTTTTGTCATATAAAAAACATCATCAGGATCTATCTTTTTACCAAACAAAGTCTTTTCTAAAAATTGCCTTTTAGATTCCTGACTATTGCTTACGCTTGTATTTGCCGTGCTTGATACGAAAAAGTAATAATCACTTGTAGACACATCGCTCACGAACAGGCGTGTTAAATCAGTCCTATAACTGCTTGTTACAATAGTTGCCATTTTTTACCTTCGTTCGTTTTCTTATTTGTTTTTATATTTATTCATTATCTTCTTATGCGTGGTCTAGGATATACACTGCCGCTTGTTGGCCGGGAACCTGTAGTATTTGATCTATTAAATCCTTGCGCATTAAAGAATGACCTTAAGGCGGTAGTACCTGCCAAATCTGAGTATGCTAAACCACCATTTATTGCCATACCAACTTCAACCTTTGCAAGTATGTCTCCATCTTCATCTTCTGTTACCACAAAATTAGTATCAGGATTACCCACTGCAGACCAATTAGTACTTTCAACACCATAGCCTTCACTTTTGGCTTGATTTACAATTATGTCTTTTACTTGATTTGGGGTTGGCCAGTTACCGTTATAATAAAAATATTTCTCCATTTCACAAGCGGCCTTTCCTGCAACGCTAGGAGCAGCACACGATGTTCCACCGAAATAACCCCACTTCCCGTCAGCCATAGTATATATAGGATACGCAGTATAACTATCAGAACCTTTTCCTACTATATCAACTCCTTTTCCCCTAGAAGAATAAGTGTCAAGAATAGGATACTTCTGAGAATTTTGTCCAGCCGCAACATCAATAGCTTTGTCTCTTGTAGATCCTGCAGGACCGTATAAGCGATGTGTATACCAAACTAAATTTCCTTGTGTACTCGTATTCGTATTTATTGAAGTGATTTGACTAAATGAATTTGTGCTTCTTGTATAATAGGTAAGCGGATTTGCAGTCGTCCTACAAAGATTATTAAATTCAGGATCATCAGACTTTGCATATACCGCGCTAGCGTTTCCTGCAGAATTTATAATTGTAATCCCAGCATCCCATGCCGCATCCATAGCAGTTTTTAAAGAAGTATATGTCGGGTTTAACGGAAACGATATTACCCACGCCCAACTATTATCAGGTTTTCTTAAACGCTTTGGTAAAATATTTGCGGCTACAAACGAGCTGAAATCTGTACCCCAAGAGGCACCTGGCCTATTAACAGTGCCTGCCGGTGTTTCTATAGAATCAATATCATCAATTTCAATAAACCAATAATGGTCTACAGTATATCCCCAACTATTATTCATTATTGTTGGATTTGGTACACCGGTATCAGGATTATTTGGTTTACTATTATGCCATGAAATGATTGCGTTTATACACTCTATAGGACTGTTGTCATCACCTTCTAAAGAAACCATATACATATTTGCTTTTTTGGCAAATCCGCAATATCTACCAGCCGCGGCACTTAATACTCCTATACCATGACTAGTAAAATAATTTCCATTTGTTGCTTGGTTGTTTGCAGGTGCTTCAAGATCAGGCCAATCTGTTGGTATAAATCTAGAGTTAGTTGGATTATCTGGGTCCGTAAAATCTGGATGCGGATCGGACTGATAATTGTTATATGATGAACTTACAGGCCCAACCTCGAGAGCAACAAAGTCAACATTCTTACCAAAAAACGCTGAATAATAATTTACGTTTGATAATTGATCTGCGTCGTCATCTGGGTCGTTCCCAATAATATCTGTTTGCTGGTGTATGTCAACGTCATCATACAGCTGTAAAGGCATATAAGAAAACCCGTTATTATTTGATGTAAATATATCAGTTCGTTCTGTTACAACAGTTCCTGTTTGTGTTTCATAAGTAAGACCAAAAGGAATCGGATCATGATCGTTAGTTTCAACGTCTGACACCATTTCATTTTCTTTAAGAGTATCAATATAGTCCTCCTCAACATTCATAGTTAAAAGTGTTGGGATAGAGCGAATTGGGTTTTTTAGTTCAACGTTTTCGTTATCTGCAAAAGACGCTATAAATGCATCTTCATCAGTGCCTTCAATAAGAATAACGTTAGCAACCTTTTTCATTTAGCTCTCCAATTGCAATATCTGCAAGGTAACTTCAACAGCTGAAGTTGATCCAGAGAGATTTTTAATTAAAGCAGGTATTACTGTTGTGGGTGTAGACTCGTTATTAAATCCTAACACTGCAGGAGTAAACGCTACCGTCGCGGCTCCTGATGTAATTACTTCTGCAATTACCCCGGCGCTTGGTGATGGATCTACTCCTTGTGTTCTTGATGTGTCAGCAGTTCTTGCCGCGGTTGTGGTATATAACCTTACCCACGCAGCTCGGTCCGTTTGAATAGACATGAGTGAATAAGATTTAAATCCTGTAATATCCGAGGCACCTTGTGCGTCGTTAGCAAGTGATGCTGTTGTTGCGGATACAGATGTTCTAGTCGGTGTTTTACTTGCAAACGTAAATCCTGCAGACCCGTCCGTTGTTAATACATGACCTGCGGTTCCATCAGTAATACCAAAGCTTGTTATTGAGGATGGTTTGTTTGTAAGATCGGTATAACTTCCTGAAAATGTACTAGTTGCATACAATTCATCAAAATTATCGTTTACTTTATCAAAAGCCGATCGTAATGGATCACCGGTGCCATCGTTTGCGACACTACCAATATTAATTGTTTGTTTTGCCATATCTCTTCTCTCGTTTTAGAGTTTGATTTATTTATCTGCCGTTATTCGGCGTGACCTTCTACAAATCCGTCTGCTGTTATTTTATTAGTGTCTGATGTCACATATCGTATTGAAGCTTCAGCCGTTGTACCAATTGGTACAACCGGTAATGGTACACCGTCTACAACTATTTGCACTCGATCTATATCCGCTTTTGACTCTACATTATCTTCAAGGTTAAATCTTCCAAACAGCTTTGTACCAGCTACGTGAGTTATCTCTTTTAAGTTTTCTTCATATTGTCTTGTATCAAGTTTAGATTGAATTTCATACGAATACTCTTGATAATATTCACTATCTTGTACACGTTTACCTGAGTCAAAATATTCCAGCGCGCCGTTTTTGCTAGTGTATCCATTTAAATGAGAATCTAGTGATGCCCAGTATCCGCCAGTTGAGCCTTGCGCTCGAGCCGATATCGTGCCTCTTGTTGCAGTTCTTCCTGTTGAATCTATTACATCTACAACTTCTTTATGACGATAACCATAACCTGAATCGATAATATCAATATTAGTAATTCTTCCTACGCCAAAATTTGTTATAGATTCTATATCAGCATTATACCCTGCAAAGTTAATAGAATCAAACTTTGTGGAAAGACCAACGATAGGCCAATTCTCACCGCCGAAAACAACCGGCGTAGTAGAATTAAATCCATAATACGAGAACGGAATTATCGTAATAGTTGTATCCTGTATCGCAATGACCTTACCGTTAACCGATCCTTGTGTAACTTCATCACCAATATTTAATGTAGCAGGAATATCTTGTAGAGTAACTTCTTGCGGTTTTCTTTCAAACAATGTGGTCCGAGTATCATACGCCAATGAAAATACATCATTAACGTAATCGGTACCAGGATTAATATTATCAAATCTTACAATTGTTCCAATATCCACGGCGCTTAAATCAAACGCGGTATTAAGTGGAGTTGCTATAGTGACAGGGGATGCGGTCCCAGTCATCGCTTTCGCCGCCGGACCCACCGCATTATAATCCGAAGAATTAAGAGGGACATTTACAAAATCTCCTATCACATCGAATATGAGTGATACTGTTTCGGTATTTGTTATCTCGGCTAGTTTAACGTCGTTTGCATCCAAAGTATCAGGGAAAAGATCACCAGGTGATGTTTCATTTTTTTCAACTACCCTAATCGCCGTTGAACCGGATAGTGAATTAAGTGTAACGTTAGTAGTACGATCTACAGTTGATATAACATAGCTATCCGAGAATTCTGTGTTGGCATCGGCTTTAACTGCCACGAGCAAATCGGTTTGTCCTATGACAACACCAGTATTACCGTTTGTGTCTTCAAGTCTTTCAAGAAGCGTAAAATTTAAGTCTGTGTTGTCCATGAATATAACTTGATTAGATACTAGTAGTTTTGTTGAGGCAGTAGAATAACCCCATCCGCCATCTAATACATCATATTCAACAATTCCAGTAAATTCTTCCGTTACGGCTGTAACTAATCCACGAGCACCTATTGACTCGGAAACACTATTAAAGGTAACAATATCACCTATATTATTATTAAGAGTACCTTTAAATTTTGTATCAACATCTATTGCGGATAAAGATCCATCTATAATGCCAAATCTTACAGGTATACCATCAATAACACTAACAATTCCTTCTAGTCCTATAAAGTCACCTGTAATATCATTAATAAACACAATCGGTATAACAGAATTATTTAAAATGATTATGTTAATTTTATCAACGACTGCTTTCGCCTTTGAAGCTTCTCCGATAATATTTTTTCCTACAATGTCTTGATAAGAATATTCAAGATCATTTCTTGTGGATGTAAATACCCCGTCGTTTGGGAACATTTGAAGATAGCGACCTTTTTTCCATTTAGAGTCGGACGGCCGAAGCATATCTCGTGAAGGATTATATACCTTTATTGTTTCATCGTAAAAAAGTTGAAAGAATAATTCCAAACCATCCTTTGTACCTTTACGGCGATATAATCCTAATATGTTTTTTATAATAATACGAACTGTAGTGTCGTTAAAAGAAAGATCTGATAGATACTTATTTTTAAAAAATAACAACATTCTTTCAAGTGTCGTATCAATATCACGATATTCATATATACGTCTACCGTTATATAAAGACTGATTCGTATTTGTTTCTAAGAATTTATAATATTCTTTTACAAACTGAACAAGCTCTGCACCGTCTTCACGATATATCGCAGGAAATTGTTTCTCAATGTGAAACGAAATTAATTTATCTATTGCCATTATTCTTTGGACTCTATAAAGTTAATAAGAATATCTTCATCTCTTATTGTTAAAATCCTACTCTTAGGAGCAGTAACATTTGAAGAACTTGTTGCGGCGTATATTTTAATTGCAGATCCAGAAAAGGCTTCAACTGCAAAGTTAATTAATTTAATTTCCCCGGTAGTATAATCTACCGTTCCTATAGAAGGATTAATAATTTCTGGGTTTGTGGCGCTCGTATTGATAATTCTCATATTCCCATCGCCGTCATCTTGTAGCTTTGATATAATTCCAGAATATGTAAATGTTGAACTTACTATTGAAGGCTTAAAGTCAGAAAATCCAGTTGTTGCCCGATACGGATACGGTTTTACAAGTTTCTCGTTAAACTTAAAGCTTGGGTTTAAAGTTAAATCTAATGTAGGTGCATATTCAATAATAGGATTAACACAAAGGTCTGATCCTAGTATGCTTTCATCTAATGCATCTATAGCAGTGATAAGTTTTGACGAACGAAGAGTCTTACCAAAATCATCTAATGTTGTAGAGTTATACGAAAGAATAGCTTGTCTTATTAATGCTTCGAGCTCAAGTGTAGATTTATTTGTTAATTTTCTCGAATAAGTTACATCAACAATAGTTTCCACATACAAGAATTCAGGATCAACAAATATCGGTTCAATAGTAAGCGGACTCTTGTCTGCCAAATATCTTACATACTCATATTCGTTTGTTTCTGATAGAACACCTTCTCCTTGTAGGTTAACTGAAATAGCTACCTTACCATATTGCGGTGGGCTTAATTCATCTCCACCGTATACTGAAACTGAGCGTATCTCAGGAAATCTTTGTCTTAAAAGAACGTCATAGTCACTCGCTGTAACTGCTCTTTCTTGAATTTGTATTGACTTGGGAGCAAAGAATTTAATACTATCTATGCTTTCTCTTTCGGCGCCGCCAGCCGCAGCACTTACAGTTGTGACTGAAACATTTTGTCTAAAGCTCGTTGAGAATCCTGAAGCGCCATTTGCTTCAGCTCCACTCGTTATTCTGTATTGAACCTTTACATCAATATCAGGCTCAGGCTGTTTTCCATATATATTCCTACCAAAGTATATAGTATACTGATCGTCAAAATGTGGAGACAAGTAAAATACTTTGCTTGTTGGAGTAACTCCAAATATGTCAGCCGTATAATAATATTGGTTCTGACCTTCGGTTGCCTCGTCATCTACAAAAACCTCAATAGTACTTGTGTCTATATTATCGTTTGTGAGATTACATCTGAGAAAGTTTTCGTCATCAAGGAAAAATCCATCCTTTTCAAAATTTGTAAGGATTTCTCCTTCGTACACTTCAACACCAGTAGCAACAAATGTTCCTGTTGTGTTCTTTCTTGCAATGTATGTTTTATTTGTAATAAAAGTAAAGGCGTTTCCTTGATAAGTAGCTGTAAATTCAGTATACTTTGGAATAGTTATGTTCTTTGAAGTCTCTGTAGGATCCGTGATAGTTAAGGCAACAACAGCTTTTGCTGAAGTGCGAGATCTTGGTAAATAATTTAATTCTTTTGCGTGTGAAACAGTTGAATTTTTAAGTACCGCAGAGTCAAGAAACATTTCATTGATTGCCATATTCGTATAGAAATTATTCTGATACGTATTATAGGCAAGAACATCAAGAAGAACGTTCATGTTTGAACCGGTAAAATCGTAGTCTTTAAACTGCGTTTGGTTTTGTAAATGCGAAATGAACTGCTGCTTAATGGCTGTAAAATCTAGTTCATTTATAGGTTTAGTTGCCATCTATCTAGTCCTCTCGAGAAATACTGTAAGTGATATTGGTTGTTCGACACTGTTTATGTAAAAATATATTAAAACACGAATGGTGCTTTCATCCAACGCAGATGTAACTTCAACATCTACAAGGGTGGCTCTCTTTTCGTATAACTTTATCGTATCTTTAATTTGTTCTTGAAGTAATTTTATTGTTGCTGGTGTATTATTTTCAAATAACATGGCACGAACGTTTCCACCAATATATGGTTGAAATAAACGTTCGCCGCGATCTGTTAGAATTAAGTTTTTAATAGATTCTTTTACAGCTTCTTCATTTGTCTTTACCGCCACATCACCAGAAATAGGATTAAGAGACAGATCTTTATGAAAGTCTGAATATAACTTTTGCTTCTTAATCTGTGGTGTAACTAATTGTACTACCATCTATTTTTTCCTTGCTGTACCTAAGTATTTATATGACTTTGCTATCATAATGGAACTAAATTGTATGTTTCTTCAAATTCATCTACCCTGTATTGACTACCTTGGAACGATACTATATCGCCATCCTTATATTTGCCACTATAAACACCCGTCAGAACTTGTACATCTTCAGCTTTGTTTGCCCTACCATATAGTTCTTCATAATCTTGGTCATATGAATATTGATAATACGGATCGTCTGGACTTAAGCCATTGCTCCATTCTCTTCTAGAGCCAACATTAATATGAACGAAATCTACATATCTACCAATTCCGGCAAACCCGTTTCGTATTGCAATTTCAATAAATTTTTCACGCGTTGAGACATTATATCCAGCCCATCTTAAATCAATTGCTTTCCCAGTATCATGTACATCTTCATAATCTTCAGGACTAGGGCGATTTGTTCTGCCTTTTAGTATTACAAGCGGTTTACCAAATTCTTTTTGTACCCTCATAAGTTTAGATCTTACACTTATATCTAAACCTTGCCATTCGTATTTGTCAAACATTGCAAATTCTATTTTACTATCACCTGCGCCATCATTCCATTTAGTAATATTTTCATATTCAGGACTCGAAACTGGTTCTTGCCATTCAGTTTTATTATTTTTCGCTACTTCTATACCTGTATTTATACCTTCTTCTCTTTTATCTTGATCATAACGAATTGCACCAGCCCTAATGGCTTGAAGTGTATTGTATGCGCTACTCGCGGCTAAGGCAGCCTGTGATTGATTGTAAACATTTACATAATCGTTAACCGGTTGTTTTAATCCATCAAGTCCTTGTTCTACTTGAGATATAAATCCACAAAAGCGAAACATAAGATATTGTATTTCTTCGAGCGTAGGGTTTTTGAAAATACCAACAGCGTAATCAATAAGAGCTTTGATCTTTGACTTAAAATCATCAACGGCAGTACCATCAAAGAAACTTTGTGCCGTTTCTTTAACTCTTGCAAATTCTTTACCGATTACATCATTGGCAAACTTATTCGTTTGTTTTATTACGTTTTCCATAGAAACATTTTCTATTACGTTTTGTACTTTTTCTATACTCTTATCAATAACATTTAAAATTTTGCTCTTGAGTTGATCTATTAACGCAATCAATGAAAAATTTAAAGAAAAGTTTTTTAACTTATTAACGAGATCTGCAACCGCGTTTAATCCAGTAAAAAATACTCCGATAGCTCCAAACACATTAGGTAATAAACCACAAAAACTTCCCATGGAACTACTCGTAAAGCTTTTAGTATAGAAGGCTTCTAATTCTTTTGGTATTTTATTTGAAACGGTTTGTGTTTGATTTGAAAGGCTTGTTGGAGTATATCCAAATTCTCTCATATACTCTGCTATTTCAATTGGTGTGAATACATAGTCACTTTGTATTCTTTGATTTAGTAAAGGAGTATCTTCATCGGTTACAAATGCTCTAAGGTCTTCACGTACAAAATAAGTGTTTATATCCGCGACAGATTTATAAAAATTATCCTCTCCGTATTCTCTAACGGCTGTTGTAATAGGATCGCTGTAATTTTCTCCGAATGTAACACCAGTTAAAAATTGTTGTGTTAAATCGCTTAGAGGGCGATCTATGTCCGTAACATTAAAAGGCTCTTCTTTAAACGATGTTCCAATACGAACAACATGAGACGACTTTTGACATAGATTACTTGTACTCATTTTGCTCTCCTATTTCCATTATACAGACTTCTTATAATAACTATTTACTTTACCAACAGAAATTACGCCAGGTATACCTTGATTTTGTAAATACTCTGATACAGATTCCACCCAAACGGTACCGGGAGTAATTGTAGTTTTATCTCCTGCACTATTTTGAGCAAGAACAACATTTCCAAATTCGCGGCTGGCGTAATCTGTAATATATCCTGCATCTTGTAAAGCTTGTATTTGTGCATCAGTATATTGTTTAGGAATATACAGCAATACACTATTTGGTGGCAAATTACCGTTGTTTTTCCTAACATAATTTGAAACTACTCCAGGTGCAGCTTGATACATTCCTAAATCACCTCCTGCGTAATTCCCTGATTCAAGATATCCTCTATATAGTGACATCTGTTCCGCAGGAGAAAGACGTGTTATAGCATCTGGATCTAATCCAGTGCTTTCTCCTAATTGAAATAATCCTGCATATAATCCATTTGGATTTTTCGCCGTTGGATCTCCTCCGCTTTCACCGGCTATCGTACCCCAAAGTTGATCCGCGGTTAGATTTGGGAATTTTTTAAGAGTTGCTTCAAATTCTCTCATAAATTCAGGATCGTTTCTTAATGCATCCAATCTTGCTTTTACTTCAGGTTTGTTTATATCAATAGGTTCTGTTATTTCCCTGCCTGTAATAGATCTTGCCGCAGGAGTGTCTGATACCTGTGTTTGTTCAGATGGCGTTGAGTCATCCTGTGATACATATCCACCACCACTTTTAGAAGGAGTATTAACATGCTGTGTAGTACTTACACCTTTTGCTGGAGGTTCTGGTAATTCAGTTGCTTCTGGCGCGGTTGCGGCAGTTGCAGATTTTGCATCACCATTTGCCATACTAATCGTATCATCTATATTCACTGTGTTTGCGTTTATGTGTATAATACCACTATCGGCATCAAGATAAATGTTATCCCCTGCTTTAATATTTGTTGTGTTTGTTGACTCGAGAAATAATCCAATATTAGATTTAATATGAGTTGACCCGCCGCTTTCCATTCTTAAGTTTTTGGCTCCTTTAAGGTTAATGCCTTCAACATTTGCCTCAATTCTTACTTTTGCAGATCTTAATTGTATTTCATCACCTGAGTTAAAATTCATTTGGCCAGCAACACCCATGTAATGATTTCCTCGAATGATCTGAGTGTAATCACCGTTTATCTCTTCAATCTTATTTCCTTGAACATAAACTCTACTATCACCTACGATTGTAACATTACTTTTTCCACCAACGTAAACGTGTTGTGCCTTTTCATTCATCTCATATTTGTCATCTGACGCTTTGTGAGTTGTAGTACCTGAAGGACCTATATGAACAAAAGAGCCGTTCTTTTTATGATATATCATAAACCTTTCGTAATCTTTTGTATCGTCAAGTTCAATTACATGCGCGTCAGTTTCTATAACTCTATTAAAAGGATACCGTGTATTGTACTCTGGTGCAGGCTCGCTCCAAGTAGTCTCTTCTTCATCAACACCACGCGCATTCTTAACATTTTTTATTCTTTTTAGTTGTTGTAGGAGAACATATGTTTCATCAATATTCTCACCTCTTGCAAGTTTAGAATTTTGTGGCTGTCCATAATCTTCAGGTTCTGATCCTCTAGCTGGTGATTTACCGTTTGGTATTACACCCCACCCGGACACAGTTGGATCTATAATCTCTGTCATTTGTGTTGGGATGAGACCAAGTATCATAGGTTGCTGTGCATCTCTGCCATCTACAAAAAACCCAAACACAAATGAGTTTAATGGAGGAATATTACCATTAGGATCATAAGATCCGTGAATAAGATGTGCCCACGGAAGATCTTTAGTTGCAACTTGTTCTACAGTGCCATGTACTCCAAATGCACGAACCTGAACTCTACCTTCATAACGGCCATCTACATTATTTTCTACAACTCCTATAAAGAATAGCGGATCTTTTATTCCTATGCCTGTTTCCTGCATCATTTTATATCCCATTCATATTTTAGAATTTTAAGATTTATCGTATGAACATCCAGTTCAAAAGAGTGTTGAAGATCACGAACAATATAATTGCCTGATAGCTGTTCATTTACGTTGCTTCCTTGTGCAGGTGCAAACATAAACCGTGGGATATTTACTCGAATAATATCCCCAGCATTAATATCAAATCTTCCATTTATACTAATATTTAAGGCAGTATTATTAAGAGCATGTCTATATGCTGTTCTATTCATTGCGATTTCAGGTAAGAATTGGTTTCCTTTTAATTGTCGGTCAAACGCAAGAGAGTCATAATCTTTAATTACAATATATCTTTTCTGACCTTCTTCTGTATAAAAGTCTTTTATAAATTCTGCGGAGTGTGGATCTGATACATCTTTTGCTTTTTCACCTGAAACTGATTGATAACGATAACTTTTTTCCTCGTAATTATATGATCTACTTTTATTTTTGGTGGGTAATGTAACTGTTTTTCTTGTAAGATCTATTTCAATAGTATGACTACGATATGCCCCCGCCAAAAGATCGGATAATGAGTTCACCCTATCTGTATTGGATAATCCTGTTATGTTCTGAAGTTCTCCATATAGATCTTTTTGTCCTGATTTATCTACAGCATCACTATATGCGAATTCTTTTATATTATCAGGATTATCTGTAAATTTACGGATAAGTTGTTCGTCGGAAACAAAGTGATAATTATCGTAAGTTTCAAAAAATCTAAAAGAGCAGGATGGACTTTTCAAACTATATGCACGTGAAGCTAAAAAGTTCATTGCTTGCATTGGAGTATAGTTTGGTATTATGCACCTAAAGATTCCAAACGTGTCTTCTAATATTAATTCTTTTTCATTATCATTAATGTTATAATATTTTTCATACAGATCTTCTACAATATCAGATATTGAATTATTATATGTATCAATAATACGGCGGAAGCTGGCAATAAATCTTGACTTTGATATAAAGTGTAGTGTATAAGATACACCATCGTTAGTCGTTGTAGTCTCAACTCCAGTGACTTTATATACAGACATAACGTAGGATCTTTCATTTCCTAGTACATCTAATAATGTCATTTCAAGAGTTTCTTCTCCTCGAATAGGAAGAGTTTCCAAAATACCGATCTTATCTAAAATCTTTACACTTCCTCTTAAACAATCATTGTTTATAGATTCTGTAATGTAAATGTGTGAAAGCACTCCATCTAAAGGTTGGCTTAAGCCATCATAAGATGTAAGAGTAGCCTTAACTAGCTCATAATGTCCTGCGATTACTCTGTTATTCATTTAAGTTTATCTTGGATTTGTTTTTCGATTATCGGAACGTATTGCTTATCAATAAGTTTAATATTTCTCTTATTATCATTAAGAGCCTGCTCATATTCAAATACGCGATATGCTTGCCATTCTTCAGGAATAATTCTTTTAATAATTATTCTACGACCTGCTTCCGTTCTTAGTATAGTCCTATCTTCTTTACGTAGAAAAATAGTTCTAAAACTATCAGGAGAAAGTTTAATAAGGTCTACTGCCATTTTTATACCTCTTTATAGTAATATACAATGTTATCTTCACGGGAAGTATCACGCGACCAATCTATAACATCATATCCAGTTTTACCGTTTGTTTTTTCTTTATAGCTATCAATCAAATATTGACTAAAAGTGTATTCGTCCATTGGCCATTCGTTATATGGATCAACAATATTATTTGAAAGATATACTAGCCAAGAATACTTTGCGTCGCCGTAATAATGAAATGCAATATCTTCGGCCCGTTCACCTTCTTCTATTGTATATGGTAAATATACATAAGGATTATCTATTGTTTGTTTTAGAAAGTTAACTCTTTTCGTAATATCCTTTACAAGAACATTATTATAACTTATTTCTGGTAATTTTGAAAAATATTCTGCCATTATTTGTTCCTATGGATTTGGAATAGAGGGTGTGTACGTTTGTATTGACATATCTTTGAGTTCTTCCGTAGCGCTGCTTCCGCCATAATCTTCAGAAGTATGTATATCCGTTTCGATCATTTGTAATGAAATCGTTTGTACTGCGGGTTTCCCGCCTTTAAGTATTGCCTGTCCCTGTGGTGTAAACTCTGTATTAAAGCTTTGAACCATACAAGTTTTATAATGTACAAAATAATTTTGGTCTATGCCAAAAAAGAATATATCAACAGTACTAGGATAATTTAGAAGAACTCTTTTAAATCCTAATGCATTAGCGTATGAAGGTAAAACATTTCTTTTTATCGTTTCTGATATTTGCCGTATAGTATCAGACTCGGTTTCTTTCATTGGGGCAAGTGTCCACTGAAAATCGTGCTGTTTTAAATTCATTCCATCAAAGTATAAAGAAGCTTTGGGGTTAATAAGATTACCTAAACCTGAGTCAACGGCTCTACCTGCATTGGGAGTAAAGGCATCTATAGCTTTTCTACCAATAAATGCAGCAGCCCGGCCAGCCACTGATCCCGCGCTATCCGTGACTGCATCTGTTTCTAAACCCAAACGCCCGAGTAAGCCACCTCCTCTAGATCTTAACGCTGCCAGATTAAGATCCGCTGAATTAGTAAACTCTGATGCAATTGTGCCTACAGCTGCGCCCCCAAGGCCTGCCTCGTAACCTTGAACTCTAACATTATATGAGTCTCTAAGATTTGCCGGAAGCGGTAAAAGAATAGTATCTTTTCCTGCTAACTGCTGTGCAGTATATGTGCTCTCATCAACTTTATTTAATTGTCTTTCAGGATCACCAGGTGGTACATATTTGTACTTGTTAAATACTAACATCATTGAATGCGCTCCTAGGTTACTAGGAAACTGCAAAACACTATCAATGTTTTGTCTTCTACTTCTCCTCATAACGTCTGTTGGGCGCTCTGTCATTACGTTATTCCTTTATAAATACAATATAAGTTTGATTCTATTTATATTAAAAACAAGGTGACATGGCGTACAAAGGACGGTTTAGACCAAAACATCCAGAAAAGTATAAAGGTGATCCTACAAAAATTATATACCGTTCTCTATGGGAATTTAAATTTTTTAGGTATTTAGATATTCACCCTGATATAATGTGGTGGCAGTCAGAAGAGGTAGTTGTACCATATGTATCTCCGATAGACGGCCGATATCATCGTTACTTTCCTGATGTGGTATTACGAAAAAGGACTCCTGAAGGTAAGACTGAAACTATTATGATAGAAATAAAACCAAAGGCACAAACAAGGCCACCTGACCGAGCAAAGAAAAATACACCAAAAGGTCGCATCTCAAGGCGATATCTCAACGAGGTAAAAACATATGGTATTAATGAAGCTAAATGGAAAGCAGCTCAAAACTATTGTACAGACCGTGGATGGCATTTTCAAATTTACACAGAATACGAATTAGGAATTAAATAAATGGCAGCAAAAGTATTTGATGATTTGCTTTTAAAAGGTGTTCGAGCTGGACAGATTCCTGCAAGAACTCAGGAAGCTAGAAACTGGTACCGCGATCAGGCAAAAGGTGTTGCGCGTGCAGGAGTTGATGAAAACCGTTTAATCCGCCAGATGGGAAGCGAAAGATACGAAAATAGATTTAGATTAGGCAATATGTATATGTTTGTCTACGATCCTAAGCATAAAGAAACATTACCATATTATGATAGATTTCCACTGATATTTCCAATAAATAGAGCAAAAGGTGGCATACTTGGAATTAACTTACATTATCTTCCACCGCAGTTGAGAGCAAAATTAATGGACGCAATATATGATGTTGCAAATAATGAAAGATATGATGAAACTACAAAGGTAAAACTATCTTATAATATTTTAAATGGTGCAAGTAGATATAAAGAATTTAAACCATGTGTAAAACATTATCTTGCGAGCCAATTAAGAACTCGTCTTGTTTACGTTAATCCTACTGAATGGGATATCGCATTGTTTTTACCAACCGAACGATTTGAGAAATCATCAAGATCTAAAGTATGGCAAGACTCTAGAAAAATAATAAGAGGTGGCTAAATATGCCCTTTAATATAAACGAATTTAAAAGTACAATGAATAAGTACGGCGGACCAGCTCGTAAGAATTTGTACGTTTTTGAAATTGCAAATGGGCCTGGAAGAAATAATGGTATGCAAGTTTCAGATTTGAGATTTTTTTGTCAAACTGTAACAATCCCTGGTCTTAATTATCAGGTGACTGACTATTTTCCAAATACATTTGGTGTAAGACAAACGGTACCAACGGCGGTTAGCCCAGATCCACTTAATGCGGCGTTTATGTTAGACTCAGATCATATGGTAATACGGTTCTTTCATCAATGGATGCAAAAAGTTATTAACTATAATTACGCTGATGGCGCGTTTTCTTCTGTTAATGGTCAGCTACCATATGAAATTGGTTATAAAGAAGATTACGCATCTACTATAACAATTAAACATTTTTCTACGGATAGTCAAAGCTATCACTATGAATATACTTTCTACGACGCATTTCCAACTCAAGTATCCGGTATTGATGTTGCGTGGTCAGATAACGATTCCTACGCAACGTCAACAATTAACTTTGCGTATTCTAATATGAAAGTTTCTGGTGCAAACACTGCAACACCGACCGAAAGGTTTGCTCGAGGAACTGGATATTTAGGACTATTAAATAGATATGGTATACCAGGACAATTCATTGCCCAAACTGGTATAGCACAAAATATACAAGATGCTCTTAACCTATATACTAATGTTTCGACGAGAGTTGATGATGTAAATACAGGCTTTGGACAACTAAGATCAGGATTAAAATTTTAAATGATTAAGGAGATTATATAATGCCACTACCAAAGATTGATATGCCTACATATGAATTGAAAATTCCCTCAACAGGTGAAAAGGCGACATATCGCCCGTTTACCGTAAAGGAAGAAAAGATTATGTTAATGGCAAGAGAGTCAGAAGATCCTAAAGAGATCATTACTGCCATTAAACAGATTGTGAATAATTGCCTTATTGGCGCTGATATAAATGAACTTGCTCTTTTTGATTTGGAATACATTATTCTAAATATTAGATCACGTTCAGTTGATAATATCATTAAGTTTGAAATTACTGACCCTGATACCGAAGAACAGGTAGAAGTAGAACTTGACTTAAAGAAAGTAGAAATACAAAAACACGAAGATCATCAAGACGAAGTTAAAATATCCGATGAATATATGTTATATTTAAAGTATCCGCATATTGATGATTTCTTTGATTTGATGATGGATGCAGAAGCTTCTCAAGAAAAGCAATTTGAAATTTTGTTATCTTGTTTGGATAAATTAGCTTCGGAAGAACAAGTTTATAATTTTAAAGATTTTAGTAAACAAGAAATAGATGAGTTTATTGAAAGTTTAAATGCAGACACATTACGCGAAATAAAAAAGTTTTTTGATACAATACCAACCGCAAGGCACGAAGTACCTTATGTAAATTCTAAAGGTGACGAGAAAACATTTGTGATACAAGGAACTCAAAGTTTTTTTATCTAATGTTGAATCATATAAACCTAATGGTTTATTATCAAAAATTATTTGGTATGGTTCAACATCACAAGTACTCGTTAACTGATTTGGAAAACTTAATGCCTTTTGAAAGAGACCTGTATTATGATATGTTGATAGATTATCTCGAAAAGATGGAAGAAAAAAACAGGAAGTAGTTAAATGGCAACCTTAGACGACCTAAAGCCGATATTTGAATCGATAAAAGATTCCTCTGACGAACAAGCATCCCTTTTAAAATCCTTTATACAAGGACAAGAAAGAGAATCAAAACAAAGCGCGGCCGGGCGAAGCGGTGGCAGTAGCACTCGAGAAGGTACTACTATCCGCGGCGGTATAAGTCGCGGAGTC